CAGAAACCAATAACATTGGTGTCTTTGCTGGGGTTTCTTATACCGCATCAGATGGCTCATACGTTTATAGTGAATACTGGCCTTCAGGCACAGTCGCTACAGACATCGTAGCATATGTATATGATGACCCATATACTGTGTTTAAAGTTCAAAGTGCAGGAGCACCTGCTCAGACTAATATCGGTAATTGTGCTGATGTTGTTGCTGGGGCAGGATCAACTGTAACTGGACAATCTGGATTTGAAACAAGTGGCACAATGGCTGCAGGTATCGCTACTTGCAAAATCATTGGCTTGTTTGAAGCTCCAGACAACGCATTCGGCACGAACGCTATCATGGAGGTTCTTATTAATGAGCACATCCTTGGTACGAACGTAGCTGGTATATAAGGAGGACTAGGACATGGCTATGAATAGAGCACAATTTGCCTCGATGCTTGAGCCAGGACTGAACACTCTTTTCGGTCTTGAATACGACAGCTACCCACCAGAGTATTCCGCTGTTTTTGAAGCGAATACTTCAAGCAAAGCATACGAAGAAGATCTTCTTCTTCAAGGTTTTGGATCTGCACCAACTAAAGATGAAGGTGCAGCAATTAGCTATGATAGCGGAAGTCAGCAATGGACAGCTCGCTATCAGCACGAAACGGTTGCTTTGGCATTCTCACTTACTGAGGAAGCTGAAGAAGATGGTCAGTATGGCTCAATCGCTTCTCGCTATACCAAAGCTCTCGCTCGCTCAATGGCTTCCACTAAGGAAATCAAAGCTGCGAATGTTTTGAACAATGCACAGACTGCTGGCTTTAATGGTGGTGACGGTGTTGTACTTTTAAGTGCATCTCACCCAACTACTAACGGACTTCAGTCTAACGTGTTAGCAACTGCTGCTGATTTATCTGAAACTTCACTTGAATCTATTCTTATCCAGATTGCGGATATGAAAGATGATCGTGGACTACGGATTGCAGCACAGGGTACACAGTTGATTATTCCAACTGCCTATACCTTTGTTGCAGAGCGTCTGTTGGAATCACAGCTCCGTACTGGAACTGCTGATAATGATATCAACGCCATCAAGTCAGGTGGATATCTACCAAAAGGCTATCACATCATGCGAAGACTTTCTGATGCGGATGCTTTCTTCGTGCAGACAGATGTTCCTGATGGACTGAAAATGTTCCAACGCTCGCCTATGAAAAAAGGCATGGAAGGTGACTTCGAGACTGGTAATGTTCGCTACAAAGTGCGTGAACGCTACTCGTTTGGTGTTACTGACTGGCGTGGTATATTTGGCACAGAAGGTGCTGCATAAATAATACTGGGGGAGGGCATTAGCTCTCCCTCAAATTTTAATCCTGACAGCGAAAGCTGACTTATCCCAGACAGGAGATTAACATGGGTAATACTACATTCACAGGACCAGTCCGTTCAGAGGGTGGTTTTCAGGTTGTTTCTAAAAATGCAACAACTGGTGCTTTTACAACTGTAGCAAACACAGCTTCAACAGGAATTGTAACAAACAAATATGTTAAGCACGTTGGCTTTGCCACAGGCGTTACAGTAAACACAACTGCTGGTGACAGCCCATCAATCGGTGAGTTCACTCAACCAGCAAACACAATTATCACAAACATTAAAATATTTTGTGACACAGCTCCTGTTATTGGAACTGGTGATATTGGTTACGAAGTTGGTACATCGTCTTCTGGTGCTCAGATTGTTGCTGCTGTAACAGATGAAATTTTAGATGGCGGTACAACAGTTGTTGCTCACAATGTAACATTGACAACTCTTGTTGTGCAGACACAAAGTGGAACGACAGCTCCAGCTTCTGTTCAATACACAGACACTGAAAGAACCATCTATTGCAACATCACTAACACAGTTGATGCGACAACAGCAGGTTCGTTTACGTTCATCATTGAGTATGTGCAGATTGCATAATTTAATTTGGGTGAGATTAATTTCTCACCCACTATTTTAGGAGGTTAATTTGGCAGATCTTACAACAACAACGAAAATTTCCGAAAGTTCTCGTGAAGTTATTTTTGCTTTCCAATATCAATATGTTGATGGTGGTAATGAAAGTGCAGTTTCTAAGATTGATGTCTCTGCATTAACTAAAGATGCAGATGGAAAAACTTGCACAGGAATAAGAATTGCAGAATGTTGGTGGGTACTACACGGCATGACAGTTGAAGTATTAGCAGCTGCTGACACAAATATTATTATGTTGCATTTAGCTGAAGATCAGCAAGGGTATCAAAATTTTGAAAAATTTGGTGGTCTTCCCACAAGCTCTGGATATGGTGCAAATGGAACTGGTGATGTTAAATTTACAACCACTGGGGCAGGTGCAGCAGGAGATGCATATCAAGTTATTATCAGAGGGATTAAGAAGTATTAATGGCACTCTCAGGGACAGTAGCATTTAGACCAGACGTTGAGGAAGTAGTAACTGAAGCCTATGAGCGTTGCGGAATAGATCCGCAAACTCGCACAGGTGATCAAGCTGTTTCCGCACGAAGAAGTTTAAATTTATTGTTTAGCGAGTGGGCTAACAGAGGAATTAATTATTGGGCTGTTACCCAAAAAACTCTTACCCTTGTCAATGGCACAGCGTCTTATACACTACCAGCAGGAACAATTGATATTATTGATGCTGTTATAAGAGAAGGCACAAACGATCAGACAATAAATAGAGTATCAATCGCTGATTATAATCAAATACCAAACAAGACTACAGCAGGTAAGCCAAGCCAGTATATGCTCGATAAGCAATACACTCCAGTTATTTACTTTTGGAATGTACCTAACACAAGCACATACAGCATGGTTTACTGGGCAGTAAATCAACTTGATGATGTTACATTGGCAAATCAAGATACAGATGTTCCATATCGGTGGAGTGACTGCATATCAGCAGGACTCGCTGCAAAGTTATCTTTAAAATACGCTCCTGATCGATTTCAATTACTAAACGAATTGTACGAGAGATCTTTCAGTTTCGCTGCATCATCAGACAACGATGGTGTGAGTTTACGAATACAACCAACAGCATTGAATTTGGCATAACATGGCAAAATACGCACGAGGCAAAAAATCATATGCGATAAGCGACAGAGGTGGTCAGAGAGTACGCTATACTCAATTAAAGACTACTTGGGATGGCTTGCGTGTTGCCCCTGATGAGTGGGAGCCAAAACATCCACAGCTCACTCCTGCCAAGAATGTTATTGATGCACAGCAACTCTTTCAACCTAGATCCACTGGGCAGAGCCAAGAAGACGTTGTAATTTATGTTGGCTATTCCTACGATCCGTTTGTGCCAATACAAGAAAGACCTCCAGTTGGGTGTCCTGGTCATGGCAGATCTGGTTTAATAGACAGAATAGACTTTGAGGCTTACCCAGAAGCAACAGGTGTCGCAGGTACTGGTGGTGTCGGAACTGTTGCACTTGAAGGAAGTAAAGATGCGACTGGTGTTGGTGGCACAGGTGGTGTTGGTGATGAGCTTCCATCTGCTTTCGCATCAGGTGTTTCTGGTGCTGGAGGCTCTGGTGCTGTTGGAGCTGAAGCACTTAACATCTCAATCGATGAATCTGGTGTCGGTGGAACAGGTGGCGTTGGAACTGCAACTGCAACTGTTTCTAGAGAAGCTAATGCAACAGGTGTCGCAGGAACAGGTGGAACTGGAACTGTTCAATCTGGGTCTATTGTAGTCGATCAAGAATGGGGTTCTGGAACTTACGGTTCTGGAACTTGGGGTAATTAAATGAGCTATACAACTTTAGTTGCAAATATACAGAACTTTGTAGAAGATGATTCTACAGAACTTAGCAACTCAATTGATACTATAATCGCTCAAGCTGAGGCGATGGTTTTCCAAAGGCTTCCGAATTTGCCTTGCTTTAGAAACGTAACAACAGGCAACCTTGTTGTTGGCACTTTCGAATATACTGTTCCTTCAGCAAGAATGATAAGGCAAGCCTCTGTAACAGATGCGAGCGGAAATGTTAATTATTTGAATCACAGGATAGATTCTTATTTAAGGGATTATTGGCCAAAGTCAAGCACGACTGGAACACCAATAATGTATAGCACGAAAAACGCAACGACTTCCGGAACAGTTATAACACTTGCTCCGACACCTGATGCGACTCTTGCTTATCAAGTCGACTTTATTGCTCCGGAAACAGGACTTTCTTCTAGCAATGCAAATACTTGGATCGACACTAATGCTCCCGCAGTTTTGCTGGCAGCATCACTCTACGAAACTTCTGCTTTCCTTAAAGCTGGAGAAACGCTACAACTATATAAAGCACAATTTGACGAGGCTGTGCAACTGTTTGTTCAGGAAATGAGCAGGGACTATGCAGCCGAATACAACGGAGGTATATAATAATGGCAATAAGTCAAGCAATGTGTACATTGTTTAAAAAAGATGTTTTACTAGGTGATCACCACCTAGATTCAGACGACATCTACATAGCACTTTACACAAGTTCAGCAAGTCTCGCTGCAACAACGGATGGATATGTAACATCTGGTGAAGTTGCGAATGGAAACGGATACACTACTGCGGGAAACCCTCTCGCAAGTAAAGCTGTTACTGAAAACAGTACAAGTGGATGCTTCACTGCAACTGACCCAGAGTGGACATCAGCAACTTTTACAGCAAGAGGTGCTTTAATTTACAATAAAACGCTTGGTGATGCTTCGTCGAATGCTAGAGGTGCAATTGCAGTTTTAGACTTCGGTGGTGATTTCACGGTTGCAGGAGGAACTTTTAAGATCGTCTTCCCTGCTGCTACAGCGAGCAACGCAATAGTAAGGATCGATTGATATGGCAATAACCTATGTAAATGATCTCAGATTATCAGAGATGGACACTGGTGACAATTCAGGCACATGGGGAACTGTCACTAACACGAACTTAGAATTAATCGGAGAGGCTCTAGGCTATGGCACAGAAGCCATAACCACAAATGCCGATACACACGCTTCAGTTATT